GAGGGAGCCTACTACGGAGCCCAGATCAACAAGGCGTATAAAGATAAGCGCGTAATAGAGACGATTGCGGTAGATCCACTACTCCCAGTGCACACAGCGTGGGACTTGGGTATGGATGACGCTACAACCATTTGGTTTTTCCAGCTGTTCAAGAGCGAGGTTCGCATAGTGAACTACTACGAGAACAGCGGAGAGGGTTTGCCACACTACGCCAGGCACTTACATACGTGGGCAAACCAGAAGGATGTGACTTATGGTAAGCACTACGCCCCGCACGACATTAAGGTGCGAGAGCTGGGGACTGGTAAGTCACGGCTTGAGACAGCCAGAGGTCTGGGGCTCAAGTTTACGACAGTCAAGAAGCTGTCGATTATAGATGGTATCGAAGCCGTACGTAATCTTCTGAACCGATGCTGGTTCTCTAAGCATGACTGCTACGCGGGCATCGAGGCACTAAAGGGATACCATAAGGAGTTTGATAGCTCACGTGGTGTATTTCGCAAGACACCCGTTCACGACAAGAACTCTCACGGAGCTGACGCGTTCCGTACATTAGCGGTTGGGCTCAAGCAGCCCAGCTTCGGCAAACGCAAGAACACGAATGAGTACCAAGTCAAAAGCCTCAGTTGGTGAGTACCACAGGCTATCCATGTACCAAGAAGCTTGCGTCCTGTACAACACACAGGGTCAGGACTTCGAAGCACTGTTTCATGAGATAGTGGACTCGCCTAACGGCGAACATAAATATTTTTTCGGGGGTCCCGATTATCTCCTGCTTGGTATGGTGAAGGAAGATGAGGTGGGTATGTACTGGCATGTGTGCTATGCAGCTCACAGGAATCCGAGGTTCACTGTATCTAAGTTCTTAGAACTTGCTCCTTTTCCGCTTGACAGGATAGAATTTTGCAGGTATCACAAGATGAATACAGACTCTCCATTTAAGTTCTATAAGTGGGAAACTTTCAAACGTATATCTAAATATGGGCAGCAGACCTAGCAAACCACCACCACCCCCTCCTCCTCCAGCACCGCCTCCCCCGCCAGCACCTGTGGCACGTCAGCCGATTGCGAAAGCATCTCGCCCGACTCGGAAGCTAACGACTGGATCGTTGTTTGGTATGGGTAGTGTCTTGCCTAGACAAAACAAGCAACAAGCTAAAAAGACTCAAGGTCGATCACCTCTAGGTGGCGGCGGTGGCTTGTATGGTTAAAGTATTACGTCAGCGTTACGAGGAACTAAAGCTATTGAGGTCTCACCTCGACAGCATGTTTCTTGACGCGCAAAAGTATGTCCGTCCAAACTCTAATAAGTTTGACCACGGGCATACCCCTTTTCAAGATGATGGCTCTCGTGAAATTTATGACGACACTGCAGTGTGGTGTAATCAGATGTTTGCGAATGGACTTAGTTCCAACTTAATACCCAAGTCAGATCGCTGGTTCTATTTAAAACTAGCAGATACGCCAAGCGGACAACTTAGCGGAGATGAGCTGGCGTACCTTCAGCAAGTTGCTGACCGTATCCTCCATGAGTTCAGCCTCCCAAAGTCTCAGTTCTACAGCACAAGTCATGAGTGCTTCCTAGACATTGGAGCTTACGGCACTTCCCCAGTTCAGATCACCGAAGTTGACGGAACCGTTAACTTTCGTGCCCGCCCATTGGCTGACGTGTTCTTTGACACAGACCAGTTTGGTAACGTAGACACGGTACACTATCGTTGCTACAAGACAGCGCGTCAGATACTGCAGGCTTTTCCAAAGGTTGCAGATATGGACGGATTCAATAAAGAGCTGTCAGTCCACAACAAGATTGAACTTGTATATACTATTGAGCCCAACAACGATCCAGCCGCTAAGAAGGGTGGACGCGTTGGTAAGGGTCGCCCGTATAAAGTTACTTACTGGAGCCCATCGCTAAAAGATGTAATTGATGAGAGCGGATCTAGCTACTTTACTTTCCTATTGCCCCGTTGGTCTAAACTAGCCGACGAAGTATACGGACGTGGACCAGCATTCTCATGCTTATCCCAGATTCGTGCACTCAACAAGATGGTCAAGGAAGCCTTGATCTCTGCTGAGTACTTAAACTTCCCGACCCTTACCGCAGAAGAAGACAGCATTATGCTTCCAATGAAGTACGGGTCACGTCAGATCATGTTCCACGAAGCTGGCTCTGAGAAACCTTCGCCAATCTTGGCAGGTAATCAGCCCCAGTACGTAATGGAAATGATTCGGATGTACCGCGACAGTATTAACCGCTCGTTCTTCGTTGACCAGATTATCCGTCAGGAAAAGAAGGAACGTCAGAGTGTTACTGAGATTCAGGACGTACGTGGTCAGATGTTAAATCAGCTCGCGCCGCTACTCAACCGCATGGAGACCGAATACTTAGGTCCAGCCATTGAGGCAACATTTGAATTACTTGAACGTCAGGGTCAGCTACCCGAAAGACCAGAGTCTTTGAATGGATCAACACTAGAGATTTCATATTCCAGCCCAGCTTCTCAAGCACAGTATGCAACACGTTTATCAGATATTAGCTCATTTATGCGAGATATTGCTCCACTTGCTCAGGTTAAACCTGAGATTATGGGTGCTATTAACGAGCAGACACTTCTCGCGAGCTACGCTAAGTATCGCAATCTTGACCCAGCAGTGGTCAAGTCGGCTGAAGAAGTCAAAGGTCAACTTGACCAAGCTAACGAACAGAAACAACAAATGATGCAAGTCCAAGCTGCTCCTCAAATTGGGGGTGCGATGAAAGACATCGCGCAGGCTAAGCAGATTGACCCCGAAGGTGTAGGTCAGCTGTTAAACATTTAACATGAGAGAATTAGATTCCGTATGGAGGTTGCGTGAGAAATCGCAACTCCGTAACGATATTATCAACATACTAGAGACTCCTGCAGGTAGCAGGTTCTTCAAGGTACTTTTACGTGAGTGTCACGTCACTAAGCCAGTCTTTCACTCAGACGAGGCTAAGCTTCGTGAGTGCGAAGGGCGTAGGCGTTTAGCTATGAGTTTCCTAACGCTGATAGGTCAAGACGACCCACAGCAATTAATCAATAAACTAGAGTTAGAGAAAAAGAAAAATGTCTGAAGAAGAAGCAAGTGAAGTAACCGAAGTAACCGAAGCACCCGTAGGTGGTTTGGGTGGTGGTGCTCAAGAGCCAGCCACTGAACAGCCTGTAGAGGATAACACGTATCAACAATTCTACGACTCTCTACCAGAGGAGCTGAAGAGCAATGATACTATTAAGAACACTAGAGATTTAACATCTTTAGCAAACCAGCTTGTCAACGCACAAAGTGCACTGGGAACTAAACGACTCCAAGCACCTCAGGAAGACTGGGGTGACGAAGAGTGGAATGGTTTCTTTGACCAGCTTCGCCCAGAAGGTGACGAGTACTCAATCCCTGAGCTAAACTCAGAAGACGTCGAGCTACCTGAACTACCAGAAGATCAAACTCAAGAACTTGTTGACTTTGCCGCAGAGATGGGGCTATCGCAAAAGCAGTTTGATATCCTGTATGATCGCTACTCAAATATGACCCAGCAAGGTCAAGCTCAGCAAACCGAAGAGTTTCAAAACCAAGTTCAAGAGTTACGACAGCAAGTGAAATTAGATTGGGGTGACAACTACAACACCAACCTAGCACTAGCTAACCAAGCGTATGAGGCGATGTCTACCGAGATTCCAGAGATTAAGGAGTTGATTGAGTCCGAGCCAGTTGTGGCTAACCACCCAGCCGTGTTGAAGCTATTTCACCGTTTAGCTGAAGTGTCTGGTGATACATTGCCAATGGCTCAAAATAACCCAGCCAGTGGCTTTGCTAATGAGAACACGCACGGAATCAAGGCTCAGATCTCAGAAATTGACGAAGGTAATGCTTCGATCATTATGGCAGACCCATCAAGCCTTAACATGCGAGATCGTGCTAAACGTCAGGAGTTACTCGATAAAAGAGCTAATCTATATAACAAGTTGTATCCAACTGTGTAATTCGGCTTGACAACTGTTATAAACAAGGCTATTCCAATGATATTGGGGTAGCCTTTTTTAGGTCCGAATACAGCTTTGGAAAGCCGTTGGTTTCGTAAAACTAGAAGAGTCCGAAAGGATAGCTCGTCGAAAAATAAACTTCTAACTTAACCTTAATCCCTATTTATTATGGCATATTCTGATCCTGCCTATATGGCACAAACTGGTACCCCCGCTGGTGGTATCACAATTAACGATGCTTACGTGCAAGCTTACAAAGCTGGTTTTGAACAAGCATTTCAACAAAGTGAGTCTAAACTACAGCCTTATTTTGAACAAGAGTCCCAAAACGAAGAGTTTCAATACTTTGATCGTGTCGGCGTAGCTGAAGCGATGACTGAAGATGCTACTCGTTATGGTGACAATCCTAACAGCGAGATCGCTCACGATCGTCGCCGCATCGGCATCAAAGACTACGAGCTTGGCAAGTATGTTGATGAGAAAGATCTAAAGCGCGTGCTCACAGACCCAATGAATGCTTACACACAAGCACTTCTTGCTTCTGGTAAGCGTAAGCTTGACGACATCATCATCGACAAGTTCTTCGGCGAAGCCTACGTTGGCAAAGCTGGTGGAACTACTCGCACTTTCGCAGAAGGTGTTGGCGATGAAAACCGCTCCAACATCGTTGTTGGTGGTAAGTCCGCTGGAGATATCACAGATGCTGGTGACTACGTTGTTGCTGGTGGAGAGACTGAAGGTTTCTCTGTTGGTGGCGATTTCGGCACTGCAAGCTCTGGTCTTACTCTTGCTAAACTCCGTGCAGCACGTCGCACTATGCTACGTCTCCACGCTATTGACCAAGACGAGATCGTTAACTGTTTTGTTTCTGCAAAGCAGCTTGATGACCTACTCGGCATCACTGAGGTTGTTAGCTCTGACTTCGCAGTTCGCAAGTCACTCGCTGAAGGTAGTGTAACTACATTCATGGGCTTCCGCTTCATCCACACCGAGCGTCTTCCACTATCTACTGGTAGTGATGGAGATGAGCGTCGTTGCATCATCTCGACATCGAAGGCTCTTAAGCTATCAGTTGGCACAGCCCTTAAGGGTGATGTGTGGCGTGTTCCCGCTAAGAAGAACATCCCTTACGTATACTTCAAGCTTTGTGCTGAAGCATCTCGTATGTGGGGTGAAGTTTCTGGCGAAATCCGCTGTAACGAAAGCTAAACACATTTGTAGTCTCCCCTGTGAATTCGGGGGAGACTACTCTTTTTTATGTCAACAGAGGCGACTAAGCTTAAGATAATCAATTCTGCCCTACGTATGGTGGGCAGTTACCACATTGACGCTAGTGACACAACTAGCACTACCTACGAAATTGCCAACAGAGCTTATGAACAAGCTGTTACGGAATTGTTTGGCGATAATATATTTAATTACAACACCAAGCGTTCTACGCTAACAGGTGTATCTGGAAGTACTGAGTTTAAAAAGTTTAGCTACTCATACACGCTTCCATCTGATTTAAACATTTTGCTCATCGTTGAAGATGATGACGACTACCTTTGCAGTGACTACAGGTATGCAAACGGTCTTCTCTATGCAGATAAGACATCACTGAAGGTAACCTACACATATGTTCCAGACCTATCGTCTGCAACCGCGTTGCCCGAGTTTCTAACTCGTGTGCTTACACTTCACATGGCGCAGAACATGGCAATTGAGTTATCAGGTTCTGAAAACCGCCACGAGATATTATATGTACAGTATCAAAAGGCTCTGAAAAGAGCACGAGTATTGGAAGGTCGTCAAGGACCAGCTCAGACATATATTAACGAAGAAAACTCACAGTTTCTAGGCGGGCATCAGAACTATGGCAAGGTATAGCAAGGTACAGTCAGATTTCTCAGGTGGTCTAATTAGTGACTACATCCTTGGGCGTTTAGATATTAAACGTGTAGCTAATTCAGCACGCGTATTTAAGAACTTCTTCCCAAGCTTGCAGGGACCTGCTGTTTTTAGGTCTGGCTTTAAGCATGTAAACAGCGTTGCAGAATCTACCTCAGCTTACAAAAGTGTAGATGTTACTTTGGCTACCGACGTGCCGTATCGCGTAGTATTTGAGCCATCTAAGATTAAAGTGTATGATGCAAGCGGCACATTAAAAGATACCGTAACCGCACCTTATTCAGACGCAGTTATTCCAGATTTAAGGTTTAGCTCTGAGACCGATGCGTTGTACATCACCCACGGGCTATACAAGCCAGCTAAACTTACCGCTGATTTAATTACTGTCACCCAGATTCTAACAGCCACAGATGGAGTTGATCAAGATATTCTCATAACGTCCGATGGTTTTGAACTATCCTCAGGCTTAGAGGTGCAGGGTGATAATTCTTGGACGTTGTCTGATTTAGAATTTGACTTTGAGCCAATCCTAAGCCCTGAGCTTGAAACTAAGTTCTTTAAGGTATCAAGTAACAAGCGCATTGTTAAACTTGAGAGCACACAGGCAGATTTTGCAAGCATTGTATCAGCTGGAGACGGTAATTGGGAAAACTATTATGTAGAGTATACAGCCGAAGGTGAGAAGTTTTTAGGCAAGGTCATAGATGCCGCTCTTGGTGGAAATTACACTACCGCAGACCCAACAAGCACTGTTGTATACCTAGAGCCAGTTGAGTCTATTGTAGATATTCAAGACAACGCAGCTCAGCTTTACTTACTTGATTCTAATGAAGTAAACGAGTCTGACACTGTAGGAACGCCACTCACTGGAGCTGAGCTGGATAAAGCACTTGACTTAGAGGGAGTCCCAAGAGATGAGATTCACTTACGTTGCGACACTGCAGTATTTAACAAGGGCTATGAGGGCTCCTTTATTCGTGTAGGTGATGATCGCCGCAACAATGACGTAATTGTTGGTCAGAATAGAACCACAACACGCTGGGTAAAGATCAAGGAGCACCGAGGAATTGAAGACCATCCCGTTGAGTTCTTTAGAGGAACTTACTCTGCCGATGACTACACGGCTGGATCAGTCTACAAGGCTTATGGTAAGTTAGTTACGACTCCATTGCACATGAAAGGTCCAGATACAGACGGAAATTTAGATGTAACTACTGCAATGTTGTTAGATGACGGCAACAGGGCTTTCTCACACAACACATACTTAGGTACAGATGGAAACCATGATACAGAGTATGGTGGAAATGATAAAGACTTATTTGGCAACCTGTCTACTGCAAAACAGTTTGATGTTGTGGAGTGCGAGACCACCCCGCACATTGAAAGCGGGGATAAACTTATTATACCCGCAGGTGAGCTCACTATCACACAAGTAGCTAACGATGTTTTATTAAATGCTAAGACAGCTGAGTTCACTGCTGATGACATAGGTCGCCACTGCCGAGGCAGACTTCCGTCGGGACTTGTATTTTTAAAGATCACTGCAATTAACTCAGCTACGCAAGTTAGGGCTGAGCTATTATCCCCAGTTCCAAGAGACACTAGAACTTTAGGTTACGAAAGTGATGGTGAATTTGAAGAGTTTAACAAAGGTGCTTGGTATATTGGAAATTATCCACGAACTGTTTCTAAATTTGAGCAACGTCGTATATTTGGCGGTACATTTAAAAATTCTAACAACTTATTCTTCAGCGAAGCTGGTGTAGAGGAAAGCTTTAAGACCGCTGAAAATGATGGTCAAGTGTTAGATACCAGTGGTATTACCTATGAGCTAGACAACTCAACCGCTGGCATTCGTT